CGTGGATGGAGGGTGGCCGAGAACTTTGGAACGCAATCAAGAAGTACGACCCCTACATTCTGACAGCACCTATGGGCCCCGGCTCTGAAAAGGGAAAACGTCAATGGATTATGAAAAACTTGTCACCTGCACCACAAAAAATCTTTATGTCACACGACAAATATAAGTGGGCAACTACCAACGACGGTCATAAGAATATTTTGATTGATGATTTCATGACTAATATAAAGCCTTGGGATCAAGCTGGAGGGATTGCAATCCACCACCGCGCCAGCGATATACAGGAAACTTTTGCTGAACTTACTCGCCACGGCATCGAGGTTTTGCGCGCACCTGAAAGTTCAGATGA